GGGGTAAAGTCAACAGTCTCTTTTTTGCTATCCTGGTTACTCAATAGTGCGGCATGGAAAATTGTTTTCACATACGGTTTAAGATCATCGAATGTTTCAGACGATGCTTTAAACTGTAACGGGTCTGCTCCGGATAAAATTTGGATGTGTTCAAGCGTACACATATTAAATTTCAGCCCACGGACTTTCCCGCCTACTTCAAGGCTTAAATAATTTCTTGTCATACTTTATTTTTAAGAAACTGAATTAAAATCCACTGTTCCGGTTGATGTAACAGCCCAGTTAAATTTAATGACATCGTCAGCCGAGGATGTTTCTGTAGCTTCTGTTACGTACCCCCTGAAAATCGCGTACGTAATTTCAGCTGCTGCTACTGTCCCGGCTAATGCATTCTGCCTGCGGAAATAAATTTTAGTTTTGGCATCACGAAGGATTTGAAGATCCATATATGATGCCTGGTTAGCCGCTAAGTCAGCACCCGCCACACCCGAACCCGTAACAACAACAGGATTTGTACTCACTCCCGTAAATGTTCCGCAGTTCTTTGTTTTGGTTTCATTCGTGGAGCTAGTACCTGATATCTGACTATTATCTTCGCAGACAATGACTTTCCAGTTTGTCCCGTCTGTGCTTATCTCGTTTAGGACGAGACTGCCTTGTCCTTCTGTTGCCATGATTATTGAGTTATTCTGTTTTTAAATGTCAATTCCTTAATTATTTTCCATCCATCATTTGTTCTTTCAAACGCATACTGAATGGGTGTTACGACTCTTGCATAGGTCAGACTGAACGGACTTGACAATACAAGGGTGTTTGAGTTTTTCACCGGGAATAAGATTGTTAACATTTGATCGGCTATATTCTCAACAACTGTTTTGCTGTTGGTAGCTTTTCTCCTGTTTACTATAGTAATAGTGAGTTCAACTTCTGATACCCACTTTGTTTTATTATCGGCCGGCGTTTCGTTCTGAGCGCCTATGAGCATGTATAAATCAGCATCGGTAATAGCCAGTTCTAACTTTTCATCTACAATAGGGACCTTAACTAAAGGAGCGCCTGGTTCGGTCACCTGGTTTAACAGTGCATCGTAATAAGCTTTCCTAATTGCCTGACCAACGTCCTTCATATAATCCTCTTTATAATATTCGCTACCCTTTCTTTAAGGTTCTTCTCTGCCTCCGGTAGTTGTTTAAAGAAATACGGATGTGCTTTTATACCGAACTTTTTAATCTTTCGCCAAATCATAAAGGCAACCGTTTTTATATTATCTAATGACGCCTTGCTTCTGCTTAACTTCTTAGTCTTTACGCTGAACGTCCCGGCAATTCCTTTTCTCTTTACCCATGCCGTTATTGCTTTTAATGGGTCGCCTTTCTCTTGTCCTGATGCTCCTTTTAACTGTGAAGCTATACCTTCAAGTCCCGCAGGAATAACGGTCTGCGCTTTTGTACCGAACTCTAAATAGCCAGCATAAAATGTCTGTGCTACTACTTCAAAAGAAGTCTTTCCGGTTTCTTTAAAACTGATAGCGCTTTTTAGTCTCGCTTCATCAGCCGGGGCATCTCTTTTTGCTCCTGATGTTATTTCGGACGCGGTAACTTTTAACTCATTACTCAATTCCGTCTGCACCTTTTCAGGCAGCTGATCGAAAAGAGAAAGAAGTTTAGTTACTCCCTGAACCTCAAAAGAAAAACCGGTTGGCATTAAATTACCTCCGTTAATTTTAGCATCATCATTTTTCTTTTCTCCTCTACCATCGAAAAACCAGTACATTTAAAACTTCTGGTTTCTATTGTAACCCTTGTGTCCTTTGTGATATCTTTTTCAATCTCACTGCGCCAAAAAACAAAGAGCTTATACTTATTTACTAATTGGTCGAGGCCTGAATCGAAATCCTGTTCTTGTCTTTCTATCCTTAAACATCCTCTTGTAGAAAACCAGGCTGTATACGGTTCTATATTCCCTCCTGTCCCATCTGTCGTTTTCGTAACCTGTGAAAAGGCCACAACTTTATTAAACTCTCCGGTCAGTGGCAGGTTCATACCAAAATTGATTTACGGCTGTATGGTGCGGCTTTCTCCTGCGCTCCCTGGCAAATACCTACATTATTTGCACTCGCCTGTGCGTCGCCCCTGTTATTATACCTGAAGGCTATTTCTTCCAGTAACGCCCTTACAAGTCCTTTCGGAATATTGGAAGGCGTGTACCCTGAGGTATAGTTCACTTCCAGATAACAGGATGGACAGACAATCCACTTAAACTGATTTCCTCTTACTGTAGGCGTTATCGTATTACCATCAACATCTTTGATACTTGTTAGAGTAGTGACCGGTCCGAAAGGGATTTCTATATCCCCGCACTCATTTCTGAGTATAGCTTTATAAATCTTGCTCGCCAATGACAAGCCCGTTTCCTGCTCCAAAGATTCCCTGCATTGAGAAACTAATTGCGTCAGATACGTATCATCGTCATTAAAAACAAATGACCCGGTAGTATCAAAAAGAAGGTTCAGATGACTTTTCACCTGAATAAGTGTGACCGGTTCCGCAGCGAAAGACGCTACATCCGTTGTCACCTGAACCTCTATGACGGAATTATATTTCATTAGCTGGTTGATGTATCACCCAAATCACCAAGAATCACAGAAGAAGCCAGCATCCTGTTCAGTTCTTCGTAGCACTCAATTCTTGCAGTGATCAAATTCTTTTGCACGTTATCTGAATCCTGTTCAAAGAACTCAACTGCAACGCCTTCCACTTCTACGCGTTCAACGAAATCAGTATCGAATACCATGGCCACGTCATTTGACGGAACCCATGAAGCAGGAATAACAGGCACGCCAGAGAAATTAATTACTCCCTGTGCTGTTCCTGATACTCCACCGGCAGCGAAGTAATTACCGTTGGTAATAAGCTCATTCATGATTTCAGCCCACTGTATATGACTTACCAGTACATAAGAAGCGTTGAAATTTGCATTACGCTGATTTCCGATGAAATCATTGATACGCTTAATATGCATGGTATTGGCTGAAGTACCCGAACCCGTGGCTCCTGTTGCCATTACATCATAGAAGTAACGGTTTTCATATTTATAGAACTCCCGAAGCAACTGCCTCGGTAAGGTGTTCTGTAAAAAAGGAAGTGAGCGTATTGCCTGTTTTGAGAACCTGCAGAAAGCAGCTATGAACTTATTCACAGTCTTTGCCTCGCTCATGTCAAAATCAATCTGGTTCTTTGCTGATCCCTCGGTTTGCCTCCAATCGGCTGTAGTTACTTCACCGGCAGATTCAACAAACGTGATATATAAGCCTGTAGGACTTTGCACAGAAGGCAGAATATCGCGGAAGTTGATTTTCTGAGAAGGAAGTAAAGCCGGATTGGAACGGTAAGATGCTACTGAATCCCCGGTAAGGTTATTTAGTAATGTTAAATTACCTACCGTCTTTGTATCGACTTCATTGAAATTACCAATCACCTTACCATCAGGACCGATGGTCGCAATGCTCTCGAACTGATTTGCTTTCATGTCTATCGGGCCATCAAGAGAAATTTTGTATTTAGCCCCTTTGCCTTTACCAATGCTTTTCAGACCTTCCTGGTGTTCGGGTTTGGCGAGTTCTTCCGCCATGGCTGTTTGGAATGAACGCGCTTTAACGTTAGTGGAAGCAACGTTTATGCTTTTTACCTTAACGATCATTTCATCCAACGCTTTCTGATTTGCCTGATCGGCCGTATCTTTTTCTCCCTGCCATGTTGAGAACTTAGCAATCCCTTCATTGATAGTTTTCAATTGTTCGGTAAGCTCGGTCCTGATTAACTCTTTGTTTTTGGTTTCAAGAGCTGTTTGAACGGCTCCGATAGCTTCCTTTAGTTCCGCTTTTTCCTCAGGAGTGAACCCGCCTTTTGTTTCTGTTGCGGTATCATACATAAATACCGCCAATAAAATAAGTTTCATGTCTTCTGTTTGTTAGTTAAGAATTGTTTTTAGTTCTGACCAATTCCTTGACTTAACTACAGGTGGAATGACTTTCGCCGGTTCCTGAGTGCCTTGTACTAGCGGCTCTTTTCCTTTCGATAATTCAATGATGAATTGCTGTATTTGTTTAAGCTCTATTTCAAGCATGTCAAATGTTTCGTCTGTAAGATTTCCTGAACGAAGTGTTTTAATAATGAGATCCATCCGCTTGCCCATCTTTTCTGCCTGAACCTCTGCTTTCATTCCTGTTAATGGAGTATTTGGATTTGCTCCCCATGCAGTAAGAGAACTACCTTCCCAAAGTTTTATCTCTGTAAGCTCACGAGCAACCTCACCTTGTTTCCAATCTGACCAAGGTGTAACCTGGTTGAACTTAATAGCGCGATATCCGATACTGTGTTCTGTTATTAATCCACTATCAGCCATTTTCACGAAGTCGGTTCCTAAATTATGAGTACCCAACTGGCTTTCATAATAAAGCCCTTTCTGGTCTTCTTTTAAGGTCGTGAGAACCCCCAATGGTTGGCTGTAGTCATGATTCAATAAATGTTTTATCCGTGGTTTTGCGCTACCGGGCCCGTTCTGAGATATGGTTTTAGTAAATGATCCCTTTTTAATAACATCACCGTCACTATCTACTGTATCAAAATCCGCGAAGTAACCCGTGACGATTCCTTTCCTTCCGTCCACATCTTTAAATTCCCCGCAGAGAATTTCAAAATCTTTATATAAAAAAATATCTTTCATTATAATTAGTTTATTAATTCTTGAAGTATCCCGGATAACTGCTGCCTGAGTCTTCCTGTAACTCTAACCGGGGCCTGTTCTACTTTAGGTATCAATCTTCCATCTGAATCCCTGACGGCTACCATTTCTGTGTGACACCTGCAGTTCACTGTTTCTTCAGCGCTTGCGTTCGGATCACCAGGGAAATCCATTTGTTCACCACCTACTGTAAAAATCCCGTCTGTATCTACCGTTTGTCCGTCTGCCAGTTCATGAGTAATTCTTGTTCGTCTGTCATGAACAGATACCCACCTCTTTTGCGTTTTAAATTCATACTTCTGTTCTCCGATGACCGATCCGTAATTAATGGCCCG